ATTAACTTCTATTAAAATTGAATCTTTAAGACAGCAAATCTTATTAGAGATTGAAGAAAAAGGAGTTCTATCTGAAATTTCAACTGAAAGATTAAAAGAATTAGATACTTTGAAAGAAGCTTTAAATCTTAAATCTAAGTTTAGAATCTACGAGAAAGAAACAGCTACTGCGGAAAAGATTCATACTGATGCTATAAGTAGGATTAATCAGCTTGAACAAGTAGGTCAAGTAAGCAGTCTAAGTGCTACTATGGCTAGAACTAAAGCTAATGAAAGACTTTTAGAGATTAGACAGAAAGATGTTGACTTAGCTAGACAAGCTTTAGATGAAGCTAGACCAGAAGCTAGACCAGCTGCTCAAGACAAATACGATATAGCTAAACAGAAACTTGAAAGTCTAAAGCTAGTAGCTAATGAAACTGGAGCTATGATTGAGCAATCTTTAGGTAATGCTTTTGATAGGTCATTTACAGGATTAATAACTAACACAATGACTGCTAAACAAGCTTTTAAGAGTTTTGCAACTAGCATTGTAGAAGATATTGCTAGAATTATAGCTCAAGAAGTTAGAAGTGCTATTTTAAGACCTATACTTAGAATGGGTCTTAGTGCTTTAGGAGGATTGTTTACTTCGTCTCTAGGTTCAGTAGGAAGTGTGGGCGATGGGTCTATTAATCTTGAAACTACTCCTTTTGAAGGCGGGATTAACTATAACGCTAAGGGTGGAATTTACTCTGGAGCTGGTATCTCAAGACATTCTGGAACTATAGTTAACTCTCCTACAGTATTTCCTTTTGCAAAAGGTGTTGGTTTAATGGGCGAAGCAGGTCCAGAAGCTATTCTTCCTTTGAAAAGAAATTCACAAGGAAAACTCGGTGTAAGTGTAGATAATACTGGACAGCCACGCGGTAGTAATATATACTATATAAACACTACAGTTAATGCAGGTTCAAATGCTACTCCAGACTCAATAGCTACTAAAGCTTCTGAAACTATTATGAGAGCTATTGCTAAACAAGAGATTAACTCTGCAGCTAGACCTGGAAATAGACTTAACCAAATAACTAAATACGGATACTAATAATGACTACAGTAGTTATGCCAGTGGTTAGTAAGATAACCTTAGATAGTTCTTTAAAGGTGGGATTTAGCCAAATCTCAGCTAAGTTTGGGGATGGTTATGAGCAAATAGCTCCTAACGGGCTAAACAATACAATGGACACTTGGGATATTGTTTGGGGAGCTTTAACTACAACTGAATTTCAAACTGTCATAGCGGCTTTAAAGTCAGTAGGAACTTGGGGTATTATTACTTGGACTCCTTGTGATGAAACTGTACAGAAGAAGTTTAGAATCTCTGGAGACATTACTCGTGTCCGTGAAGGAACTCTTTACAGAGTAACTTGCACTATAAGACAGGTATTTGACGTATGACAATAGCTCAAGATGTTTTAAAGAATGAAGTCCCAGCTTTCATTGAGCTATTTGATATAGACTTGTCCTCAACTAATGAGTCAGACTTAGTAAACACTTTACTTAGATTCACTCCTATGACTGATGGGACTGATTTAGCTAACTTACAAAATGTAATGTTTGGCAGCAGTACTTATATACCATTTCCTATACAAATTTCTGGAATATCCTTCTCTTCAGACGGGGCACCTCCTAGACCTCAACTTTCTATAGCTAATATAGATAAAACTATAGGTTCTTTTGTATTTATGTATGGGGATATTATAGGAACTACAGTTACTTATACTAGAACTTTTTCTACTTATTTAAATACTTCTAATAAGATTTCTTTACCTCCGCTGAAGTACTTTGTAGCTAAAAAACTATCTCATAATAGAAATATACTATCTTTTGAACTTAGAGATTTTAGAGATAAAGAAAGAGCTATGTTACCTAAAAGACAAATGTTGAAGAAGGATTTTCCTGGACTTGGAATTAACAAATATGTCAGATAAGATTATACTTACTGAACTTCAAAGAGTTCAGATAGAAGAAGCTACAATGCAAGCTTATCCTAATGAGATGTGTGGGTTTTTAACAGCTGAAGACTTTATTCCAGTTACTAACATTTCAGACAGACCTCAAGAATCTTTCAAGATAGATTCAGTGGATTACATAAAATGGTATAAAAAAACTATAGCTATTGTACATTCTCACACTAAAGAATCTACTAAAGTTCATGTATTTGATTTAAGAACTCCTAGTTATGCTGATTATGTAGGACAAAAGAAGACTGGAAAACCTTGGCTTATTGTAGGTTGCGAAGGTATAGTTGTTAGTGATGCTATTCAATTTCCAAGAGTTAAGTCTGAAGTTTATATTGGAAGAAAATTCCAATGGTTTCTGAATGATTGTTATAACCTAGTCCAAGATTTCTATTGGTTTGAGTTAGGTATTAACCTTCCAGACGCTAAAATAACCCCAGATTACGATAAATTGAGAGTTTTTGACGGTATTTTTGACATTTATATAGAAGAATATGGATTTAAAGAAGTTCCTTATGATGAATTGAAAGAAAACGACCTAGTTCTTTTAGACAATGGAGGTTTTCAAAGTAACCATCTTGGGATTTATACTAAAGGTCAAATCCTACATCAAGGTATTGTTAGTGTTAGTGTTCCTTTTGAAACATATATTGGAAGAATTAAAAAGGTACTTAGATATGCCAAAGATTAAAGTTGTTTTAATGCAGGAAGATGAAAGTTTTGAGTTTCATGCTAATTCTTTAAAGGAGGTATTATCTCTCCTTCAATTAGCTAAAGGTAACGAGTATGTCTCTAAGTTAATCTCTGAAGAGTATAAGTATATTCTTGTAAATGGAGAAGACTATGAGAATATGATTCCTCTAAACCCAGATATTATTACTTCTGAATTTGATGGATTTGATACCTTATTGATTCTTCCAGAAACTGAAGTTGAAGGTGAAGAACCTTTTATGATTGCAGCTGTAATGATATTAGGAACTTCTGCGTCTACTGGAGCAGTTATAGCTACTGCTGCTGTTTTAGCTATAGCAACTAGTATTGCAGTAAGCATGGCAGTATCAGCTATTATGTCAGCTCTTTCACCAACTCCAGAATTTGGAAAAGACCCTTCAGCCTCACAACAACAATCAAACTTATTTAACAGCGCACCTCTAGTTAGAAACCAAGGTGGAAGTGTTCCACTTATCTTTGGCAATCCTTACTGTGGTGCTGTGCTTATATCATCGGGATTATTCTCAGAAGAGGTAACTGTATAATGGAAAACTTAGATATTTATGGCGAAAAAGGTGGAGGTGGGCATACTCCTGTAGAAGCTGATGATACTTTAAAATCTACTCAAACTATGCGATTGCTATTTGCACTTTCAGAAGGTGAGATTGATTCTGTAACTAATATATTAGCTAATAGTATAGATATATCTAACTATAGTCCTAAGATAGTAACATGGGAAAGTAGAACTGGAACTATAGACCAAGAAGTTATCAAAGGTTTTTCTTCAGTAGAAGCTCCTTTATCTGGTGGTAATACTTTTCCGTTTGAATTAAGAGCTGGGGTTAATAAAGAGTATTCTTTTTTAGGTCAATATGACGCAGCTAGAATAACTTTAATGGTAAATAGCTTACAGCAAGTAACTAATACTGGTGATAGACTTGGTTATGAAGTTTCTTTGCAGCTATGGCGTCTTAGAGTACCTGCTACTAATTCTCCTAACGCTATTCAAGAAACTTGGCAACCTATTTTAACTACCACTAAAAATGGTAAAACTACTAACGCTTATACTTGGGATATTAGAGTTGAAAAGCCAGAAGGAACTAGTTATGAAGATTCTTGGAAGATTAGAATAGCTAGAACTTCTCCAGACGATACTAGCGATAGATTTATGAGTAAAACATTTGTAGCTAATGTTATTACAATTACAGAAGCTAAAAATGGAGTAGTATATAATTATCCTAAAACTGCTTTAGTAGGAATGACTATATATGATGCTAAAAACTTTGGGACAACTATCCCAGAGATGAAGTTTAAAGTTAAAGGTTTAAAATTTTTATTACCAACTAATTATAACCCTACTACTAGAACTTATAGTGAGACCTCTCCTTGGACTGGTTCTTTTAAATCCTATACAGAATATACTGATAACTTAGCTTGGGTAACTTACTGGGTACTTAGAAATGATGATTGGGGTTTAGGTATTTCAGCTGCTGATATAGATTTAGGTTCTTTCTATCTTTACGCCAAACATTGTGATGAATTAGTGCAAACTGGGATAGTTTCAGAACCTAGATATACTATACATTTACAATGTGTTGAAAGGGAGAATGTACCTACTTTTTTAATGAAGTTATTAACTCTAGGTAATTCTAACTTTTCTTCTAATGAATTTGGGCAGATTAAAATTGTCTGGGATGGGGCAGGGCAAGCTATTACTAAAGTTGTATCTAATGCAACAGTAATTGACGGTATGTTTGACTATACCTCTAATGACTTAGAAGGTAGAACTAATCTTGTCAATGTAACTTACGCTAGAGAAGATTTCTTTGGTGATAGTGATACTGTAACTCATTATGAAGATTCTTTAATTGCTAGATATGGGCTACAAACCTCTGATGTTATCCTTTTAGGTTGTAAAAGTGAGTACCAAGCTTTAAGAAAAGCTAGATGGGCACTCTATAATAACTGTTATAGTGGAGATGTAATTACCTTTAAACAACTATTTCAAGGAGCGCATTACCATATCGGAGAGTTAATATCGGTAATGGACAGTGAGAATAGAAATGCCACTTCCCGTCATGCTATAATTAAAAGCTCAAGTTACACTAATGGTTTGACTACTATAGAATTAGATAGAGCTATAAGTTTAACTAATGCAAACTATACAGTACAATATAGTTCATTTACACCAGATTTATCTGGAACTTTAAGCATTAATACTAACTTGGGTACTGGAGTTATAATTTTATCCACCCCAGTAAACTATCCTATGGTAGGTATGATTCTAACTAAAATTAGCGGAGTTGCTAATTTTGGACCAGAAGCTACAGTAACTGCAGTAACTAATTCAACTACGTTACAGATAAAATGTACTTCTGTTGCTGTTGTTGCTACTAGTGACTTTACTACAGATTTACAGAATAAACTTCTAGTTGCTGCAGGAAGTATTGTTTTTAATGGCAGAATTACTACTACTAAAGCTATAAATCAATCTAATGGTGTATTTTCTAATATAACTTTAAGCGAAGCTCCTATAGCTTATAAGGGAAGTACTTTAATTTTTTCTACTACAGCTTTAGCTCCTTTAGTTGTCAAAGTAATTAAAATTGACAAAGATGACTCTAATATTTATACAATAAGTGGTCTTACACACCACGAAGATAAATATACTTATATAGAACAAACTGGAACTATAGTAAATCAATCTACTACTGGTAATTATACAAACTTTGATTCTTTAACTATACCACCTGTAAGTAATATTCAAGTTAAACAGGTTCATGTTTCTAATGGCGTTATTGAGTTTTCCAAGTTAGCTGTTTCTTGGGATTGGAGTTCTGGAGAATTTATTTCTCTAATGAAACCTACTTTTGAAGTTAGTTACAGAAGAGATAGACAGGATTTTACTTATATTAAAGATTTAGCTACTACTAACTTTGATATTGATTCCCCACTTCCAGGTTTTTATGAAATCTATGTTTGGGCAGTTAATTTTGCAGGAATGAAGTCTATAGTTACATCTGTTATTTCTCCTTATAAGACTTCCGATGCAGCATCTACTTTACTTCCTCCTACAAATGTATATGTTCCTAACACAGTTGGGGTAGTTTTTAACCAAAGAGACCTTAATCTTATCTGGGATTTTGACTCAGTAAATGATTCTAACCCTCTTATAGTAGATAAATTATCTGATTATATAGTTCAAGTTTTAACTTTAGATGGGGTTAGTAAGCAAACTTATACAATTAAACCTAATATTTATAGAGGTGGTAGTTTTAACTTTAGTTTGACAGAAAATATAGCTTTATTTGGCACTCCTACTAGAAGTTTTAGAGTTAAAATTCAAAGTAGAGATTTAGTTGGTGACTTATCGCAAGCTATTGAAGTAGTACCTAATAACCCAGTTCCTACTATAACTTCTGTAGCTGTAGATTCTTCTTTTAACTCAGTATATGTAAAAGTAACTACCCCAGATGAACCAGATTTCTTATCATTTACATATAAAAAATATACTACACAGAATAGTCCTACTGCAATAGAATCAATAGTTACTTCTACTAATTATTTAGATTTTAAATCAACAGCTGGGACTCAGTATTATTTTAGCGTTATTCCTACTGACCATTATGGTAATGGTGTTGAATCTACAAGATACTCAGCTACTTCTATAGGACTTGATTCAGATACTTATACTTACACTGGATTAGTATTTAAACCTAATGACCCAAGTATTAATAAAGTTAGTTGGCAGTCTTTTACAGCTACTAAAAATGGTACTACTGCCGTAACTATAGTAGCTGGTAATGCTACATGGGCTTCTGGTATTTTATATCTTTACTATATTCCTGGAAATACTACTTTACAGTCTTCTACTTCTCTATCTGCAGCTATTACTGCTGGTGGTAGGGTATTAGGTACCTATAAAGGTGGCACAGACATGACTGCCGATGCTGGTAAAGCCTTTATATCGGGAGACCAGATACTAGCAGGAACTGTAGGAGCTAATAACTTAATTACAAATACTGCAGTTATTACTAATATGGCTCAGATTGGTAATATCTTACAATCTAGCAATTACTCTAGTTCTGGAGCTTACGCGGGATGGAGACTAGATACTACTGGTACTATCTATGCTACTGGAATTAATATTACAAATGCAGATGGTCAAACTGTTTTTGCTTCTGGGTCTGGTTTTAATTGGAATAATGTAAATGGTACTGGAATTCCTCAAGTAGGGGCTACTAGAAATGTATTTTTAGGCAGTTGGTCTTCTTCTGGGTATAACTATGTAGTTGGTGATATTGTCTTAGATACTGCTGGGTATGGTTGGTCTTGTATTTTAGCCCATACTTCTAGTTTAACTATAACTACGCCAGTATATCCTATAAGTACTAATACTTACTGGCAATTATACACTGTTAAAGGAAGTCCTGGAAGTTCTGGGCTAACTACTGCTACTGTTTATATCTACAAAAGATTAGCAGGAGTAAATCCTCCTGCAAGACCTACCTTAGAAACAGAATATACTTTTAATTCTGCAGTACTTACTGGATTGGATAATGGTTGGTCTTATATTCTTCCTAGTGGAACTGACCCTTTATATATTTCAGCTGCTACGGCTTCTGGTAATGGGTCTACAGATAAGATTCAAGCTAGTGAATGGGCAGCACCTGTACTTTTAGCTAAGAATGGAGATGATGGACTTCCAAGTACTATTCCTGGCAGAGATGGTGTTAGTACTGCTCCTATTTTTCTTTATCAAGCAACTTCTACAGCTACCCCAGTACCTTCACCTCCTTCTGTAAATTTAATCTACACTTTCTCTACAGGTAGTTTAGTAGATGCAAATGGAGCAGCTCCAGTTCGCTGGTCAAGAACTATGCCTACATCTGGTAATTATAAATGGATAACTACTGCTACAGCTTTAAATGCCAACTTAACAGACACTATTGACTTTTCAGAATGGGCACCTACAGCTTTACTAGCTCAAAGTGGTGTAAATGGTACTAGAACAGCTATTATGGATATGTATAAGTGGGATTCTTCTACCCCTACTGTCTTTCCAGTGGGTAGTTCTACTTATAATTGGAATACTGGACAGTTTAGCTCTCCTGTTAGTGCTGGAGTTAGTGGAGCTAATGGTTGGTCTTTAACACCACAAGCTCCGACTAAAGGTCAAACTTTATATGTAGCTAGAACTATTTATGCAGATGTTGGAACTTCTTCTACTACACCTATTACTTGGACAGCTACTAGCGCAACTGCTCAAGGTTATGCTGGTATTGACGGAGTTACTACTACGAATAATGTTGTAACTACAAATAATGTTACAACTACACTTCCAGGACTTAGAACAGCTTTTATAGAGATGTATAAATGGTCTGTGTCAACTCCTACCTCATTCCCTACCGGAACTTCTAGCTATAAATGGTCTGATGGAACTTTTACATTACCTTCTACCCCAGCAGAATGGGGCTTAAGCCCAGGAACTGTCATAAAAGGAGGTACTTTATATGCTATATCTGCTTACTATACCGATACTGCTTCTACACCCAACAGTAATATAACTTGGTCGAGTACAAAACCTTACCCTGTAGGGTATGCAGGTTTAGATAGTGTTGCAGGTATTGGAGTTTTAGTATCTAATGAAACTCATACATTTCCTGCTTCAAGTACTGGAGCTATTACAGCAGTTAGTGGTTATACTAACTCTGGTACTAATATTTATGTATATGAAGGGGGAACTCAGTTAAATTATACAGGAACAGCTGCTTCTATCACTACATTAGCTAATGGCACATGGGGCATCTTAACCCCTGTAGCAGCTACTAATATTACAGTAGGTTCTATTACAGACGCAGGTACTTACGCTTCAGTTGCTCAACATAGCGGAGTAGCTGCCGATACTGATACTTCTATAATAACTTATACTATTTTTGGAACTACTTCAGCAGGTGTAACTTTCAGCTTTAATAAAGCTCAAACTTTTACTAAATCTAAATCTGCTTCTGCAAGTGGAGTTGGTATGTCTTTAAGTGTTATAACTGACAGACCAGCGATATTTACAGCGTTAGATGGTACTTTAGAAGCTGGGCAATCTAATATAGTATTTACTGCAAGTACCTCTGGTGTAGCTGCTAACCCAACTATAGTATGGACTTTTAGTGGGTTTACTACAGCTCCAACTAGCAGTGGGGCAACTACTCAAACAATCACTGCAACTCAATTTGGTACTTCTAAAGGAGCTATGGTAACTTGTACTGTTAATGGAGTTTTAACTGATAATGTTAGTATAATTAGGGTTGAAAAATCAACAGCAGCTGCTGGAGCTACTGTAGGTGCTGCTTTTGGAGTTAATATAACTGGACAAATTCTATCTAGTAATGTATCTACTTTTATAGGACCTTCAGCTATCCAATCTGCTCAAATTGGCTCAATAGCTTTAACAGGTACTTCTAACTTTAGTTTAAAATCTGGAGACACTACTGTGTTTAATAGAATAGAATTAGATGGGCAAAGTTTACGAGTATATTCGGCTAATGCTGGAAATACCGCTTCTGTACTTAGAGTTAAACTCGGAAATTTAGCTTAAAAAGGAGAATTTATGGCTTATGGTTTACAAGTATATAATATAAATGGTATAATGACTCTAAATACTAATCAAAGATTATTTAGAGTCGCTACTGATATTAAGATAACCTTACCAATAGCAGCTAATACTGCTTATTATATAACTTATCCAGGAATTGTAAATGATGGCACTTGGATAGTTTCTTGGTATCGTCCAAATTTTTTGACAGTAACTATAGAAACTGGTAGAATAAAATATATATCAACAAGACTTATTGCAAACTTAGCAGAAAATCTACCATACACTCGTGTAAGCATCTTGAGGTATTAAAATGAGTTACGGTATTACAATAATAAATGATAATAATATAGTTCAAATAGATGAAAATTACTCTACCTATGTATTGATAGGTAGATATTATTGGACTGTGCCCGCTGATTGTGTTTATACTCAATTAGATGGGCAAGACCCCTCTTTTATATTTTTAATAAGAGCTTCGGATAGTCATCAAGTTTATTACATTTGGGAACGTACATACAGCTCAGACAACTTCAATGTTTACTTACACATTACTGCTGGTGTGTTAAAAACTGTATATACTTTTAAAAATGTATTATCAGAAGCTGTAGGAATAACTACTTTACCAGACATAGCTTTAGCAGCACCCTCTTCTAGGTTAGTTTTAAACAATACTTCAGAATATGGGTTAAATGTTTATGACCAAAGTGGTTTACTAACTTATACTAGCGATGAACAACCTTTAACGGTAGTATATACCGCTTATACCGACCTAACTAAAATTACGGTATTTCCTATAACCCCACGAGCAGGTTATATTTATTTTGTTTTAACGGATTTTCCAGCTTTACTTGTAGGTTTTACATTCGCAGCTGACTCTACAAGCATAACTCAAACTCCAGTTGAAGTTTCTATAAACGTAGGTTATAATGACCATACTATTTTGAATTCTAACTTTGGAAGAACTTCTATAATTGAAATTGCATCTAAGACTCAATTTGCTAGAGTCCTGCCAGACCCCGTATTAAGTTTAGTTTCCGCTACCACTAATAGATTTTTTATTCAAGTTACCAATTTTGCAAGTCTTCCTACTTATACCGGACTTCCTTTGACTATGTTAATGTCACTTACTACTATAAATCCAGCTACAGGGTTAGTTGTAAATTCTTCTATGCTTAGAAGCTATAATACTACAACTGGTCTTATAACTATAACTGGGCAAGCTACTTCTGGCAGAGTTTACACGCTAGGAGTAACCTGCAGGGCTAGTGGGCTTTACTTATTCTCTAATAAAAAAACTTTAACGATAACAGTACCTTAATTGAGAGATTAATATGAGATTTTTAGTAACAAACCTAGACGGACTTGCTCTTTCTATTATTACGCACCATGACCCAGAAGCTTTTACAGATGGTGTTTTATATAATGACCAGTATATAATTAATTTAGAAGACTATCCTTACACTATAGATGATACAACTCTTATAAAAACTTTACATTGGACAGGAACAGAGCTTGGAACTCACGAACCTCAAGTAAATAAGTTTCAAGTCTGGAATAAAGATACTTTTTCATGGAATTATCCTGCTAATTATATAGAACTTCTGCAAGATGAAGCTATAAAACAACTTAACAATATAGCTGGGGTTAAAATACTACAAAAATATCCTATTTATAAACAATTAAACTACCCTAGAACAGAGGAAACTTTAGCTTCTGAAATGTATCTTTGGATAGATAATATTAGAACTCTAAGTAATGAATCCTCAGATGCTATTAGATTAGAAACTACTCTAGAAGCTATGGAAGTTATTATACAAGATTTTATGACTGCTACAGTAGATTTATAAGGTTTATGCGTCAAGTTTCTGGCTAATGTCGGATTCTTGACGCTAAATTCCCTTAAATATGTCTTGAAATTGTAACAAAACAAGAGTACACTAACTAAAAATAGCAATTTAACTTTATAATTAACCTTATTTAGTTATAAACTTAACTTGCTGATAAAGGTTTTGAGTAGCTATTACTCAGAAATGACACTGCATTACAGTGGGAAGAATTAGGAGATTGACTATGGCAGTCGATTCTACAAGTACAGGTTCAGGTATTGACTTGAACAATCTCTTTCAATCAGCAATTACAGGTGGTAATATGGGTAACATCTTCGGCGGCGGTACTGACGGTAGTGGCGGCTTTGTAATGGGAGCTTTATTAGGTAGATTACTATTTAATCCTAATGGTAATGACCTAAATGGTAATGGCAACCAAAATGCTGCTATTGATGCCGCAGTTGCAGCTGCTCTAGCTAATGCTAATCAAGCTAATAACAATGCTATGCTGCTCTTGAAAGACATTCAAGATAGTTCTCAAGAAGTTATCTCAGCTATCAATGCTTCAGAAAATGCTATTAACTCTACAGTTAATGCTACCGCGCAGACTGCTTTAGTACAACAACTACAAGCTCAGATTGCAAACCTCCAAGGACAAGGCGAGATTAAAGCTTCAGTAGCAACTTCTACTGGAGCTATTGTTAACGAGTTGCATGAATCTACTCAGCAAATTGGTAATCAGTTAGAGGGTATTACTGTATCTATGCTTAACGGGTTTAACAATGTAACTAGAGAAATCACTACTGATGGTGATAAAACTAGAGCGTTGATTACAGCTAATATGGTTACTGACTTGAATAATCAGATTGCAGACTTGAGAACTCAACGTCATGTAGCTGATAGTGGAGT